CTGCATTCTTAGAAGACTCTTGTAGTCTTTCTAAACTTGTAACTTCCATTTGTGTATGTGTAAATTTAGCTCCTTCTTCATCTTGGAAGTAGAATCTAACAACGTTACCACCTGTTCCGTCTTGTCTAAGAGTGTCAAAAGTGACATCTACTAGTTGAACGTTCTCGTTGATACCCGGGCTCATTAGTTTATAACTAGGAGCGCTTGTTTGTGTTTCTTGTAATTGATACATAATTGCTTTTTAAAAATTAAAATTTTGTTTTATTGTTATATTGACTACTAATATACAAAATAAACAGCAGAATCTTCTGTTATTTTATACTTGTTTTATATATTTTCTTCCAATCGAAGGGTAAAATCTTACCTGCTAGATGAGGTAAACGTGTACCTGCTTCTATTTCGTTGGAAGCTTCAAAAGAAATGCTCAACACATTTTCTTCGTTTCTATATACAAAACCAATTGCATCTGACTTAGCCATGACATAATTCTTAAGTTTACCTGAAAGATCTAAACTGCTTACGTTAACTTCTACTGAGTCCGTTCCTATGATTGTCTTCTTTCTATGCCCTACAAGAATGATATGTTCACTACAAGTTAATAGGGCGTCAATTAAACCCATAACTCTTGTACGCACTTGATTGTAACCATCACCAAAAGGAAGTTTAGCAAAAGAATCTAAATTGTTTTCTCTTGCAATATCTTTCTCTATCCATGATACTACATTGTCAATTGTGTCAAGCGCAATATATTTATATCTATTAGGCTCTGCTTTAAGTGCACCTACTAGTTTTTTTAAATCTGATGTTGATGTTACCTCTACTTTTAAAGCGTCAAGGTATTTACTACCTCGTTCGGTATCTATAATTAGACACCCTTCGAGTTTTGACAACATTGTTGTCTTACCTGCCTTTGATTGACCAAATATAGTCAAGAGGCTAGGGTTAATTGTTTTTGATTTTACTACTGTTTTTGGTAATTCCATATAATTAATTTTAAAATAAAGTTGAACTGTAATCTTCAAACCTACCGTGTGATAGATTATTCTTAAGGCGTACTAGACCTGCTGTACCTGTTCTGTTCTTCAAACAGTGTAAGGCAACAAGATCAGTGGTAGGAAATCTCTTCTTACCATAGTGCTCTATGTTTAATAATATCGGCTGGTGTAATACCATCACTACATCAGCTGCGTGATAAATTTGTTTTGAACCATGTATATCTGTCTTAGTTGGATAATGCAATGAAGGGTTAGTTGGATCTCTCCGCTCCTTACTCTCCATCTTGTCATTCATCTGACCAATAAGAATGTTACATGTTTGAAATTCTTTTCTTACCTGGATAAACATTTTACCCAACTCAGCAAGAGATTGTATTTCGTTTTCACCGGGGTTAGGGTTAACTAACAAGGTGTGGTCTAATGAGATAACAACCTTAGAGTCTTTAAACTCTTTGCAAAAATCATTGATAGTTGCATAGATTCTATCCCTATTAGAAGGGGTTTCTACATAATAAACGTTTTCATTTTTCATCCTGGAGTACTCATTTCTAAGTTCTTCAAGTTCTTGTTCTGTCAAAGGATTGTCGGATGAAACTAATTTGCGATAGTCTACTTTACCTAGTTGACTCATCTTACGAATCATCTCGTCCTTTGCATGCATCTCGAAGGAAAAATGTAAAACCTTCACATCTTGATTACCTAAATAATTAGATGTAAAGTCAGTGTGCAACATGTTGGTAAAGAATGATTTACCATGACCTGATGCTCCTGCAATGAAATAGGTTTGACCGAAATGAAAACCCCCGAGTAGCATAGTGTTTACTTTCTGCCAGCGTGTAGCTAAGAAGGGACGCTGACCTGTTGCTCCTTCGTAGAGAAACTTGTCGGCTTCTTTAATAGCTTGTTCTGCTGTCTTTATTTGTAAACTAGTAAACTTTGTCGTTTGGAGATTCAAATCCATCTATATCTGTTTTCATTAATTGTTCTACTGTTTTCCATTGTTCTGTTTCTATCCACTTTTCCATGCCCATGTGTATTTGAGCATTGTTCTTTGCCCATTCTAAACATTCCATTACTTTAGTATGCAAAGCACGTTTAGGTGCAATGTTTTTCTTGTAAAAAGTTCTGGTTTTCATTGTAGCATTTCTACCAGGTAATTTCTTACCATTAATGTAGATCTGTAGTGGATAAGCCTCAAAGAATTCGTCATATGCTGTAGATATATCAGTGTTGTATAGTTCTTTTATGAACTTGTTAGTAACACGATAATTATCCGCCCAAGAAGTATTGCTACTTCCCTCGTTAATTAAATACCCACGATCAGCTAAGTCTTCTAAATCTTTCAATTCAAAACCACCATTCTCATGTACGTACTTATACAAGGATGCATAGTCGTTTTCATAAATAATATATAAGAATAGAAATTGTGTAGGACTTATATTGTGTTTGCACAAATAGTCTACGTATTGCTTCGGAGTGTTTAATAACATACTATATTACGTTTAAATATTCTAGAGAAGCTTGACTCAAAGCCTCTTTGATTTCTTTAACTGAATTAACGTGAGTCGCATTAATCGTTTTCTTCTGACGCTGTCGTAACCACTTCTCGTCCTGTGTATCTGCTATGTACAAGTTTATCATTAAACCAGTCTTACCTGGTGCCCAACGAATAGCTCTACCTGTACGCTGAAGATCTTGTCTTGATGTAGATGTACCACTGCATACTATTGCCATGGATACTCCTTGTATGTCAAAACCTTCGTCTAAGGCTCGAGCTGTTGATATTACCTTGATGTCGCTTCTTGGATCCTTGAAATTCTCTATTGCCATTTGTTTAGCATAGGGTTTCATCTTAGAATGATAAGAAACTGCCCAGGGTTGCAACGTTTTTGTAAGCTCGTTAGCAAATTTTACGGTCTCTGAAAATGTGATCGTAGGGACATCAAAGGTATCAATTAATTCCTTCGCAGCCAAAAACTTAGAAGGGTGATTGTACAAAAATGTCTTACGATTACGCATATTTTTAGACCACTGAACTGCAGCTGTCATGATACCATTTACATCATACCCTGTCTTAGCCGCATAGTGATCTCTATATTCTTGAGACTTTAAACATTTCATAGCAGCTTGGAAATTAAAATCAAACCACTTGAAATACTTATTAAATCCGTCGTGTAGTTTTTCGTATGCATACCTGTCTTTGTCATTAAGCTCTAGAGCTAGATTATATACCTTGAAATTAGATACATACCCCATATCAAGCGCTTCTTTCATACTGATCGTGTCTATAACAGGACAGTATTGTTCTATAATATAATGCTTCTTGTCACTACGCTCTAACGTAGCTGTAAGCCCTAGTATGTAATGATAGTGAACGTTAGAAAATATAGTCTTGAACACATCAGAGGCATAATTATGCACCTCGTCAAGAACTAGCAGATCTACAGAGCTCATACCTTTAACACCGGTATTGATTACTTGGATCTTTACGTTCTTTAGTTCAAGGTTTGTAATTACCTCTTTCCACTGTTCAAATAAGTATCTGGTTGGAACTACAACTAGTGTTGTATTATCAGGCAACTTCTTGTTCATGTCTTGTATAATAAGACACGCTACATAGGTCTTCCCAAAGCCTGTTACGGCTTCGAGAGTTCCTTTGTAACCTGACTGCTTCCAAACGTCAACTACACGTCTTTGACGTGCAAGTTTCTTTACGTCTATTTTCATAGGTTTATATAGTTTTTAAAATAATCATGCACCTTGTGGTAATCCTTGAATTCGTTCAATGGATGTGAACGTTTCAAAGCCTCAGTTACATTATTATATAGGTTCCATGAGTTAAAAGAGTCTGTATCCTCTTGCATAGCAAAATGCACAGAGTCAGAGATTTCATTCTTAACTACGGATGCTTGCGTAGGTGTTAGTATACTATCACGTACGTAAAGCTCTCCAAGAATGTGAGACACCTCTGTCATACCATCTAATCGATGCTCTTTTAAATCATTTATATCTTTGTTAATCTCTCCAAAGGTCTTTCTCAATGACCCTAGAGTGACATGTATCATCTGATCTAAGTGATCCATCACTTTAGAACGATGCACTTTAGCTGCAATAGCCTCTCCTGATATCATACCATTCATACAAATCATTACTCTAGCACCACATGCAATTCCTACACGTCGTGTCTTGTTGTATGAGTTTATGATACCTATCATAGGCTTGACAGGTAAATTACTCTTAGTTGCAAGAGTATAATATGCAATAACAACATCGTTGTTCATCGCACCTCTATAACTAATATCGTCTACAGTCCAATTGTTACGAGCTATCTCTGATTCGACGCGCTCAAACAGTGTTTCGTGTGCTACAGGACCGTAAGTATTTGTAGCTGATGGTACCGGCTGTGCTAGTACTGCATCTCTTGTTGTTTTAAATCCATTCATAATTACCAAATTTCAAATCCGCCTGATTGATAGCAGAAGTCAGCAAATTCTTTTATATTATTTTCACTAAAAGGATAACTACCAGCCCAAGCTTTACGAGCCCATAAATCATCCCATTCTTTTTTGTAAGGGGCAGGATAGTCTTTAGGTGCTATTCCCTCATTACCTGTAACTTCTACAACTCTTACATGTACTTTTTTACGTTGTTTTTCTAGCTCTTCATTGTGTTCTTGTGCTAGATTAAACTCTAACATATGAATATCCTCATACTTTTTAGTATGTCCTGAATCTATCAGCTTATGTAATGCTAACGAAAGCTCAATAGATTCCTCCTCACTTATTGTTGCACCGCTGTTACTTGATCCTTCTTCCATTTGTGTGTCACTAAGAACCTCTGTATGGTTATCTATGTAGTCCCATAAAGGACGCCACCACCATACATTGTTTCTAAAGTAATGTCCTGGTACGTTCTTTTCATAATTTTCTAATGCAGCGAAGAACTCTTCTTTTTCTTCATCTGTTGGTTTTGCTGACCAGTTTATCTCTGGCTTTACTAGGTTCTTTGGATTGTGTGGTTTTAATCCGTATACGTCAAATCCCATATTTATATTTTTAAAGGTTATTTATTTATTATTTCTACTTCAGACCATGCAGCTATATGTACAACCTGTCCTGCATCTGTAGTACAGTAAGAATACATTCCATCAATATGACTAAAATTTAATTCTTGTTCAACTTTAATTTCCGGAGCTCCAGGTGGAACTTTAGTATTACTAATAACTCTTATCCTTGAGTTTCTAGGTACTTCATGTAATTTCATGATCTATATTGTTTTAAGTATTATATTTTTAATCTGAGCTTGTTATTTTTCCCATGCGTTTGATATGTTAGTGTCACTCTTTAACAATCCATTGTCTATAATATGTAATGCTGCTTCTTCCATAGTCTTTTTCAAGATATCAGACCACTGTTCAGCAAACTCAACGTGAGCTACTGTGTCAATCTGATCATGTACAGTCATTACTAATTTGACAGGATAATTATTTTGTGCTATTACATCTCTTACTTTAATGAGTGCAAGCTTAGTCATATCGGCACCTGTACCTTGAATAGGTGTGTTCTTAGATGCACGTTCGATAGATCCTAGAATAGAGAAATCTCTTTTGTTTTTCCCCCATTCCTCAAACCATCGTATCCTTTGGTAAGGCTTAAAGGTTCTTATGTAACCATTGTCTTTACCAAAGTTACCCAGTCTGGTAAGGAACTTCTTAATAGATGGAAACACTGTAAAGTATTTGTCTATCATTTCCTTAGCCTCTTCGGTTGTAATCTGCAGAGTATCAGCAAGTTTAAACTCTGACATGCCGTAAGCAAGACCAAAGTTAATAGCTTTCACAGCTGTACGTAGTCTTTTACGTTCCTTGTCATCACCCTCTGCATCACGCCACACTCGACCAAATATTAAGTCAGCACATATGGAATGTAAATCCTTTCCTTCTTTAAGAGCATCAAGCCAGACAGGATCTTGTGATCCATAGGCAATGATACATAGCTCTTGCGAAGCAAAATCGGATGATACAAACACCCACTGCTTATGTCCAGTTGTAAACGCATTTCTATACGAGTTGGAGGCAGGTATCTGTTGCATGTTAGGCTTAGACGAACTAACTCGACCTGTATTAAGAATCTGTCTGAAGTTGGTGTGGATTCGTCCATCGTTATGTAAATACTTATAGAAGTCAGGACCATAGGCATTGTAAAGCTTTGCTTTCTCTTTATATTTAATATACTTACCAATGATAGGATGATCATCCGTATGCATTAGCAATAATTTACCATTTACACTCTCTAACAAAGGCACTACAGTTTGAAATAACTTCAACACTTGTGATGGTGAAGACCATAGTATATCTGTTTTACGTAGCTCTTCAACTGGTGTAAACATATCCATCTGTAAATAAGGTAGCTTATGCTTTTCAAACAACGGATCATATTCAATATACATATCAAGTTCTTCTACAGCGTTGTCAAGATCTATCTTAACTTTCTTGTAGTTTTTTTCCCACTTGTCTTTATCTAAATGTATACCGTTGAATTCGATGTCTGCAAAGGCTAATGCTACTTCATTCTCCAGTTTAATAACTTCATTAAGCTCTAAATCATCAACAGTCTGTAGTTGTAGTTCTCTAAGCTTGATTAGATTGGCAGTATCCTCGATACCATAAAATAACTGTGCTTTACTAAACTTACCCTTGTGTCCAATAAATGAAGAACGTGTGTTCTTATCCATAAATATGTCTAAATACCTCTCTAAGAGCGCTTGTAACGAATTCTTAAGAGATGTCTTCCCACAATTAATGACTTGTTCTACAAGCATAGTATCATATGTATTCTGACATGTAATACCTGCTTGTCTTAAGAACTTGTAGTCAAACTTGACGTTGTGTGCTATTTTAATTACATGTCTAGACTCGAACAGTCCTTTGATTGGTGTAATGTCAACAGTTTGTGCGTCAATTAAATAGTTGTGATCCTTAGACGATATTTGAACAAGCAACAACTCTTCACTATCGAACCTCAAACCTGTAGTTTCTGTATCGAAACCTACAATGGCTTGCTGTTTTAGATGCGGTATAACATCGTCAAGTGTAGTAGAGACTAATCCTGAATACACTTCTTGTTGAGGGTTGTTGCTTATCAAATAATTCATAGTTAATTAATTAAATTTTTAACTCTTATTGCTTGTTTTATAAACCAGTTAGGTTTACGTCCTACATCAGGATCGTTGAGTAGCTCATTTACCATTCTACAAATAGTTGTTGTGGTTCTAATCTTACCCGTGATGGCATACATTGCGCTTTGTAATTCTAATACACTAAAACGTACGTTTTCTTTTACCATTGTATCAACAAACTTGTAAGCAAAGGTGTACTCTGCTTTAGTTATTGGTCCTTTTGTAAAATTTGTTCTTGGTCTACCTGACCGCTTGGTGTTGGTTATAAATAATTTAGACATATTATATTTCTTTATTAGATTCAGTTTATTTTAACTTTGATTCAAAGAATTTGATGTTAAAGAGTAGACTCTTGTTAATTCTTCTCAGTCTTATTATGTACCAGCACATCACAATGAAAATGATAGGCTCAATAATAACAAATATCCAGATGTTGATTTCTTTGTAGCTCATACCAAAGTACGGCTTAAGCCAGTGTAGGAATTCTACACAGTTGTCAAATAATTCATTCATGATGCTTAGGTGTTAAAAAAGAGAGACACCACACTATGTGATATCCCTCTAATTAATTAATTAAAACTGGTCTTCAAGATCATTTGCTACCTCTTCTGCAGAGACTTTAGCTAAGTCATCTATTTGATTAACCATGTCGATTTGTTCGCCTGCTTTATTAGCAGCAATGTGTTCCTTAGCAATCTCTTGCTTTGGAATAGCATTCTCTGGAAGTTCACGTCCAGCTGATTTAAGCATTGAATTAATAAGAGACTCAAAGTTTGCATCTTCATTAGTTCCGTCAACGAAACCTGTGTAAGTGCTAACTGTTCTCTCTACACCGTCGCTTCCAGTAATTGTATACTCATCTGTTTGAGCTGTTACAATTGTACCGTAAACGGCTTGACCAGCGGTCGCATCATAAAGGTAGTGCTTGGTGTCATCTAAATAAGATGCTTCCCACACACATTTCTTTGTGACTTTAGGTGCAGCTAATGCATAAATAATTTCACCTGTCATTGGATCAGCTACTTCTCTGAAACCAGGTGATTCTAACGTTACTACTTTGAAGTTCTTCTTGTTTGTGTCTTGATAAACTTCTGAAATTGATTGTACTCGTACCATAATTGATAATTTATTGTATTATAATTGCGGTTCTAATATCTTAGGCAGAACCATAAACCAAAGTATCTGCCGTAAGACAGTTACAATTTATACTTATTTTACATATTAACCAAATATTCTTTTACTTTTAGACAAGTTAAATGATGTCTTAAAGTTTGTAGAATATGTAATTAATTCTTCTATCATATCACTACACTGCATTCTAAATGCTTGTTTAATTTGTGAGTGCCATGATTTAGGATACACTTTGATTAAATCATTGTATCTCTGGTCTTCATCCAATTTTAAAACACTGAAACGTCCTGCCTCAATATTTTGAAGAATGGTGTCTTCATTGATTGTTTGTAACATGTTATTTATTGATTTAAAAATTGATTTAAAAAGAAAGAGAGCAGCCTAATCTACTCTCTTAATTGTTGGTCATCACTTGATCCGTTATTAGGACGGTTATTTTCTTATGAGTCAGTGATTACTCTATACATTGCAATAGTCCATGAAACAGCAAATGCTACAAGACATGCGCAGTACAGTGCAACTCCGAAGAGTTGTACAAAATCCATAGTATCTAGCATAATATTAAATGTTAGTAATTAAGTTATAATTGCGTAATTTATTTAGTTTAGTAATTAAATGGTTATAATTGCGTAATTTATTTAGTTCAGTTATCACTTCTTTTATGTCACTTTCGTAAACATCATTATCAGTGAAATTGTCTCTAACCTTAGCATTTAACCAATCAATTATATTATCGATCTGTCTATTGTTAAATTTAAGTAACAATGCGTTTTCTGTTTGAAGCTCTTCTACTTTTTTTCGTAAAGCTTCAATAGCAGCTTTGTCATAATCCATGACTATGATGTTTGTCGTGTTATACCTATACTCTTAAGATAGGATTTAACTTTAATCCAGAACTGTGAATGTTGATACGCAGGCTTTGGATGCTCAAGAGCAAACTCTCTATAGTCATTATAAACTTTGACTTCACTACTGTTGTGGTAATGAACACATACTACACCTGTATCTAATAAGATGTGATGCTTGTACTTTAATTTAGTTGGTTTTTCCATGTGATGTAATTATTAAGGATTAAACAAATTGTAATTGTAAATTAATGAGTGATTAATGTGATGAATTGTATGGTGCTATTTAAGGACAGTACAGATTAATGTCTATATAATTAATAGTCAGTTGTGTGTTGTGCTGTTAAATAGGGTTGAAATGTATTGTATGTGCCTGGCTGTCGTAAATACACCCAGAACAACGTTGTTTGTGGGAGATTACAGTAGGTTGTTTAGGAGTTTACAGTAGGTTGTTGTATTAGTTTGTTGTATAGGACAGGACAGGACAGAACAGTTGGTTGTTGTTTAGGGGCAGGACAGTACAAAGAAAGAAAAGGGGCGTTAGCCCCTATTCGTTTACTCCGCCACTACTTTCCCGCCGACTTTGAACCGACCGTGATTAGCAGTATCTCTAAGGAATAGAGACTGACCCATAAAGTAAGTCTCGTCTTTGTCGAAGTATCCCTCTGTCGATACTAAGAAGTAATCGTTACCGTTTTTATCCTCACGGATTTCAGTTACGTTGGCAATAGTTAATACATTTTCCATAATACAAGTGATTTAAATTAACACGGGACACTTTGTTCCGCCATATTTAGGAGGGGGAGTTTACATTAGGTGGTATATGCATTCACAATTTTAGATGTATAAAATTTTTTTTGGTATATGACGACCTCTTCCTGAATCTTTAAAACAATTTGTATCTGCTACCATGTAAGTGTAATAAGTGTAGAAAATTAATCAGATTCTCAACTGAGCTGTGCAATATACAGAAGAATATTTTATTTAAACAACAGTAAAGTAATAATTATAATTTATATAAAGACACATAAACATCTATATAATAGGAATAGAAAATAAGCTAATACGTTAAGGAATAGAAGATTATGGTGTTTTTAAGGTGACTGAGGTGTACCTTAAAGGTGACTGAGATGTACCTAACTTGTCAACAAAACTGAATATAATAAACAAAATTATATTGTGCAAGGAATATTTTTATTATTTTTGGTAAATGAATGATTGGTCTGTACTTGAAATGAACGGAGCAGGGGATTATATAAAAATAGTATTTGAACAGACAAAAGTAAAGGAACATGTAGACATAGAAGTAGTTTACTCTTGTTCCGGTAAACTGAAAGGTTTGGTCATAATAGAGTAGATGAAGAATTATAAAATAAAGTATATGACAGGTATAAAGTATAAGGATGGTATCACCATTCCTATTTACAAATACAAAAGTATTCCCTGTAGAAGTACTAAAAGATATCACGGTAGCATGTATGCACTAGCTGGTCTAGCTGCGTGTCCTCGTGATTTAATAGATTACTTGTGCGAGAGAATGGATTCTAATAATATAGTTTTTTCTAATGCTAAAGTTAGAGACAACTTCAAAGACATCATTTACAAAGTAAGTGGTTTCGAAACAGTCTACCAGGACGCAACAATTAAACGTGCATTCCATGCATTGGTAAAAAAGAACTTACTTATTCGCGGAAATAAACGAGGCACATATATAGTAAATCCACTATACTTTTCTAAAAACGAAAACAAAGAAAGAATACAATTAATAGAAAACCTTGTTCGAGAGGATTTGTTAAAATTTAAATCATGAAAAAAGCAGGACATACTCTTACACCGTACCACACCAATAAGAAAACAAGAAAAGCAATTGATAAGGTATTAGAACGTAATGCTATCAATTGGGCAAACCTAGGAACTGGTACACCACTAGATCTAAAAACAAAAGAGGCTACAGAAAAAGCTTGGGTAGAAATGAGCAAAATCATTTACGAACTTGATCCAGAGTTTTGGGTTTCTATTATGAAACAAACACCAGGTAGTTTAGTAGATAAAGTTTTAGAGGTAAACGAAATTAAAGAGTAGGCATATCTTCTATCTTTAGATTATCCATTGTTATCACTTATGAAGTTAATAAATAAACAGTAATTGTTAATAACTACCACAGATTCTATTATTTTATCACAAAAACTCCCTATAATACACGTGTTCATAAAAGATTCTTTCGTTTTATATGATTTCTTGATATATTTGTAATAAAACATCGCGATTATTAAGTTAAAAAAAGAAATCAATGAAAATAATTAAACCAGGAGTCGAATATCAAGTTACTGATTTTGCAGATAACGAAAGATTCCAAACTATAAAATTCACAGAGAAACTAGCAGGTGCATTTCAAGAAGGAACTACGAATGAAGAAGTAATTAATATACTTATTGATCGTTTTTACACTTTACAAAAAAAGAACTTCAGTGCAGAAAACCAATGTATAATTCTTCTCTTAAAGAATGTTAGACAACTGATGGCTAAAAGACTATCAAGAAAAATAGAAAAAGTAATTAAGTACAATGAAGATACAAATTCCAACAACTAAGCAAAGAATCCGAAAAGACTACTTATCGGCTATTAACGGATTGCTCAAATTAACAAAGACTGAATTAGATGTCGTATATGTTTTATCTAGTATAGATAAAAACAACCCATGTACAAAAGACAATCGTATTAAAGCTGCCTCAGAATTGGGGTGGAGCAGAGCGGTATTAAATAATGCGATCAAAGCATTAAAAGATAAAAATGTACTACTGTATGATAAAGAAACCAGAAAGTATTCTTTTCATCCTATAGTATTTAGAGTTCCTGAAGAGGACACTCTTGTAAGTTATATCTTAAGTTTTGAATTTCAAATACATGCAGAGTAATGAGTATTTTATCGAGGTCGCGGTTAATTCGCTGGAAGCAGTCTTCATGTTCATTGAAATTCAGGAGGTGGAGCTTACTAAACTTGATATTGATTTTAAGTACAATATTTACGCGGTTCCTGACTATACTGACGAATGGATAATCAGATATTATATTAAATACAAGGAATAATGGGTCGTAATAAACCAAAAAAAAGATCAGTGAAGGAAGATTTTTCTTATGTCAACGATGTGCAGCTTGAGCAAGAAATTGAGTTTGCATTATCAAGAAAAAAGAAAAAACAGTTTTCTCCTAAATTTCATAAGAATAATAATTCTAAGTAATGGCACAGAATAAGATCAAAGAAAAACTGATAAAAGAAATTAAAGATGAAATGGGAGGAACAACTAAAGAGTTGAGGTCCATCATCGAATCACAGTTTGAGTATGTAGCATACCGAATGGGTAAAGGTGAATTCGAAGGTATAAGACTTCCTTATTTTGGTTTATTCCATTGTAATCCAAATAGAGTTAAAAATTTAAATCATGAAACTTTTCAAAGAAGAAAATTTCCAAATAGTAATAGAGACTGAGGCTAGACTTATACCTGAGTTCAAAAAAATAATAGTAAATGACAAAGACAGAAAAAAAAGAACAGCATTTAAGTATCTCTCCTTCATATATTTTATGTGCGACTACAGATCGCCCTATTCAATATATCCAGAAGCAGAGCGAAAAAGAAGACTCCTTGAAGACCTCAAGATTGATACCGCTATCACAGATGATGTTAAACGAGGGATGGACAAGTACAATAACTTACAGCGAACACCTACAATATCAGCATTAAAGGCAATTAAAGAGGGGCTATTAACCTCATCAAGAGTTATAAACGCTTTGAATGAACAAATACAAATAGCTTTAGACACTGTCGATGGAGACGAAGAAAGAGATGTGGGTAGTATAATGCGTGATGTAAAAAGGCTTTTAGAGGTATCAGAACAATTACCAAAAGCCATTGATACTATAAATTCTTTAGAAGAGAAAGTTAAAAAAGAAGTAGCAAATGAATCTAAGATCCGAGGAGGAGGAACAAAAGGATTATTCGAAGATTAAAATAAAATAATGAAAGAAGATATTCAATTAACTGCAAATTCAGACCAACTGTGTAAGTGTGAGCAAAGCAACTTAAATATTACAGAAGTAAATGAAGGTAATATATTATTAGAAAAGTTTTGTCCCGCATGTGGAGCAACTACTATTATTTATAAAGAAATGCCTAAAGTACCAAAGCCGGAACATCTTCCTTACGGTGCTGCACATTTTATGTTTCCTGATAATGAAGGTAAAAACTTTAGTGGTACAATTGAAAGAGAATCAGATTTAAAAGGGTTAAAAGAGTATTGTCATTATCAATACGAACACGGTGAAAGTTTTTATTTAGTTATATCTACAGTAAAGGATGGTAAGCATACTGTAGAGCAAAAGGATTATACACAAGAAAAAAGAAAAATTACAAAAGAGTAGAATGTTTGTAAACACAAATGAATTTAGAAGAGAGGGTTTAAAATTTCTAAAACACGGACTATACTGCGGGGACCCTCCAGGTAGTGCGCCTTACTATGAGTACTGGTACGAACAACTAAGAAGATGCCGAGAAGGATATTCAGTTGGAGATATACGTATTACAGGACATCATTATTTTTACATGAATTTTTGCCAGATAAAACTAACTGAAGCCGTTGAAGGTAAAAAAGCCGGTGGTTTTAAAACTGTTTCTTTTCCTGGATTCTGGGATGGTGATTACGAGTATTTTCATGCTATGGAAAAAGCCGCTGCCGAAGGCAAGCATCTTATAGTTGCTAAAGCTCGGCGTAAAGGATTTTCTTACAAGAATGCTGCAATCGCTGCTAACATATACAACACAAGAAAAAATTCTTACACGCTATTGTGTGCGCATGATAAAAAATATTTGTATCCAAAAGGTATTATGACCATGGTTACAGATTACATGAACTTTTTAAATGAGCATACAGGATGGCAAAAAAGAAGACAGGGGGTAGATAAGATTAACCATAAACGTGCTAGCTATCTTGAGTACATTAACAAACAACCTGTAGAAAAGGGCTATAAGTCTGAGGTAGAAGCAATTACGTTTAAAGACAATCCAGATGCTGCAAGGGGTAAAGATGCAAGTCTTGTAATCTTTGAAGAGTGTGGAGCATTTGATAATTTAAAAGCATCATATCTTGCTACACGTCCTTGTGTGGAAGATGGTGGTGTAGTTACTGGTCAGATTGTATTGTTTGGAACAGGTGGTGATATGGATGGTGGTACAATAGATTTTGAATCTATGTTCTATAACCCTGAAGCCTATGATCTATACCCATTTGATAATATCTGGGATGAGGGAGCACAAGGAAGTAACTGCGGTTTCTTTTTTCCATCCTATCAAAATAAAATTGGATATATGGATAAAGATGGTAACTCTTTATCTAAACAAGCAAAACAAGAGGAAGAGGCAAAAAGAGAGCAGCTTAAAAGAGAAGCTAAAGATGCATCTACATTAGATAAATATATTACAGAATATCCTTGGATGCCTAAAGAAGCCTTTTTACAACAAAGAGGTAATATGTTTCCTGGAGCATCCTTAGTTGATTGGCGTAACCAGCTTATGAGAACAGGTTTACATAAACAAATGGCTGTAGCTGGAGTATTAGTTGAAGCGCCCGAAGGTATAGAGTTTAGACCTGATCCGCGTGTGCGCCCGATAGAAAAGTTTCCATTAAATAAAACAGATAATTCTACAGGTGCGGTAGTTATATACCAATCACCTGCTTATAAACAAGAAGCAATACCAGATGATTTGTATTTTATTGTTCATGACCCGTATGGATCAGATGGATATGGAGCATCACTTGGTTCTGCATATGTAATGAAACGAATTAACAATATGTCAAAGCCTGATGATATGATTGTAGCCTCATACGTAGGAAGACCAGAATCACAGGATGAATATAATTACAATTTATTTTTGTTAGCCCAATACTACAATGCACGTATAGGATTTGAGAATGATCGAGGAGAAGTTATACCTTATGCAAAACGAAAGAAACTTCTGCATTACCTATTACCAGAGGCAGAGTTGTTTGATAAAACATCAGGTGTTAGGATACGAAAATTAAATAGAACCTATGGTACATCTATGGGATCTAAGCAAAGAAAGAACCAGGCAGAAATATATCTGCGTGATTGGTTGAAAACACCAAGAGGACAGCAGGAAAACGGCGAAAGGAAGCTAAACCTGCATTATATCTATGATATTGCATTAATAGATGAATTAATTAAATATAATACAAAAGGAAACTTTGACCGCGTTTCGTCTTTATTAGTTGGTATGTTTCATATGAAAGATCTCTATAATAAAGAGTTCGAGGCAGAAATGGATCAAACAGAAGATTCTTTTTTTAATCGGAGATTTTTTACGTAGATTTGTAAAGATATGAGTAGAATCCCAAAACAAAAAATTCCTCGCAGTCGAAAGACTAAAGAGTGGGGGAAAAATACAATAGAAGCTTTTATTGACAGAAGTTCTTTTTCTAGTCAACATAAAGCTGCATTGCATAAATACTACGACGCATATAACGGAAACTTGGTAGAAGCAGATTACAACTATGTAACTAATCCCTACAATTCCGAAAAACACAAAGTAAAAGGATTTCCGGCTAAACTAAGAAGCTACAACATTATTAAACCTGTTGTAGATTTATTATTAGGGGAAAAATCTAAACGTCCTTTTGCACATCAAGTTGTTATCCGTAATTCAGACATGAAGGATAACCAACAAAAACTATTACAACAAGAACTTAAAAAATACCTAGAGCAAAAGTTTATTAATGAACTTAATGAAATGGGTATGAATACAGGGGAGCCTTCGCAAGAGCAAATGCCATTAGAAGAGTTAAAAGAAGAAATTCTTACTAACTACAAAGATGCAAGAGCTATTATGGGACAAGAAGCCTTGGATTATATGATAGATAAACTAGAACTACCCGATCATCTACAGATGGGATTCTTTGATTGGTTAGTATCTGGTGAAGTCTACTCATATAAAGACATTTGTATGAATGAAGTAGAATACGAAATAGTATCTCCGCTTGATCTTGATTACGAAAAATCTCCAGACATTCAATTTATTGAAGATGGAGATTGGGCAATCAGAAGAAAGATGATGAGTGTAAATGCTATTGTGGATTCTTTTTATGATGTACTAAAACCAGATGAAATAGATAGATTAGAAAACCCTAGTGGTAAAACGATGAATGGTATATTATCTCCGTTTAATCGCGATTCTAGATCTATGGATACAGAAAGGTTCGCTGAAGTACTACATGTAGTATGGAAATCATTTGCTAGAATTGGTATCTTAACTTATTACGATGAAGTAGGACAGGAGCAGCAAATGATTGTAGATGAAAAATACAAAATAGATTCTGACGCACATGAATCTATAGAATATTATTGGGTTAATCAGGTTTGGGAAGGGTATAGAATAGACGGAGATATCTTCGTTAATATTCGACCTCATCAAGTACAAAGAAACGAAATGTCAAACTTGTCCGTTTGTAAACTCCCTTATAACGGTCGTATCTACTCTAATCGACATTCAGATCAAATATCAGTCGTTTCGATGGGGGTACCCTACCAAATCTTATATAATATCTTCCACTATAGACTAGAGCTGTCCATTGCTAAAAACAAAGACAAGATCATGTTAATGGAAATGAACACTATTCCTAAAAGACACGGTTGGGACGAAGAAAAGTTTATGTACTACGCAGACGCGATGGGATATGCTTTTATAGATTCTACAGCAGAAGGTAAAAGAGGGGAAGCTGTTACGTTTAATCAATTCCAAGTATTGGATATGAGTTTAGGGCAATATATAGCCGCTCAGTTTCAATTGCTTCAGTCTGTTAAACAAGAGTGGGAAGAGCTTATTGGTATCTCTAGACATAGAAAAGGACAAGTGCATGCATCTGATGGTATTGGAGCCACAGAAAGAGCAGTCTTCCAAAGCTCTGTAATGACAGAAGAATTGTTTAGACGTTTCGATAAATATGTAGAAAGAGAGTTTAATGGACTTCTTGATACATCTAAAGTTGCTTGGAAAGATGGTAAGAAAACACAATACATTACCGGAGACTACAGAGAAGCTATATTAGATATAGACGCTGAGTTATTCCAAGAAGCAGAGTATGGAGTGTTTGTTAAGAACAACTCTATTGAGAATGATAAAATACAACAGCTTAAACAGCTTACATTATCATTTGCTCAAAATGGATCACAACCTGGTACAATTGCAGAGATATTAGACTCTAGCAACTTTGCACAGATTAAAGAAAAGCTTAATGAAGTTGATGCTGCTGAAAAAGCAATACAACAAGCTCAACAACAACAGGCTCAACAAATGCAATCACAACAACTTGAAGCTCAGGCAGCAGCCGCGCAAGCAGCTCAAGATTTCGAAGCTAATCAAAATCAATTAGACCGAGATAACAAAATTGAAGTCAAAGAACTTGAGATAGCAGCGAAGACTGTAGACCAGGATATGAATAACAATGGCATTAATGATGCAGTAGATCTTGAAAAAGTTAGAATCGAAAGAGAGAAACTTTCACAGAAAGAAAGAGAAATGCAATCAAAAGAACGCCTTGAAAACAAAAAATTAGACCTTCAGAAGAAGGCATTAAGTAAGAAACAAACATAAAAAGACTCTATATAAACACATCGTGCTTATAGATCTTTATGTATAGAAATTTAGTATAATTTAATTATTTTTGACATGAGTAAAGAAGACAATTTAGATTTATCCAAGATTAGTGTTAGCGCACTCTTAGATGATCAGCCAACACCAGCAGAAGAATCTACAGAAGAATCAGAAACACCAGAAAACGTAGAAACTAAAACTCCTACAACTGATGAAACAGTTGAAGAAACTACAGATGAAGCCTCAGAAGAAATTCAAGAGGGTGATAAAAGAGGTTCAGATTTTGATGTTGATTTGCAAGAAGCTGCAGATGCATTAGAAGAAGAAACTGAAGAAGAAGAAACTGAAGAAGAAGCAACTATTATATCTACATTAAAAGAAAGAATGGGATATGATATAGAAGGAGAGTTTGCAGATGACTACGACGGCATAGCTAATTTAACAAAGGCTATGGCAGAAAAAATTGCAGAAGAGCAATTTGCATCTGTGTTTCAATCATTTCCTGATATTCAGGAATATTTAAATTACAGAATATCTGGTGGAGATCCAGATAAGTTCTTTAAAGTAGCAGCAAAAGAAATAGATTTTGGAAAGCTGCAATTAAACAAAGAAGACAAAGGAATGCAACGTAAGGTGGTAGAAAACTTTATGCAAATGCAAGGATTTGAGCCAGAGGAAATTTCAGAAACAATTCAAGACTATGAAGATGCTGGACTTTTACTCAAAAATTCAGAAAGAGCAGTTAAAAAATTAGCAGCTCATCAGATCAAAGAAAAAGAAAGTTTAGTAAAAAAGCAACAAGAGCAAGCTCAAGAAAATGCAAGACAGACTCAAGAGACTTGGGGTCAGATTGGAACTATCATTAATAAAGGTAGACTAAGAGACTTTACAATTCCTGAGAGTGACAAAAAGAAATTTTATAGTTGGATGGCAACACCAGTTGATAACAAAGGGAGAAGCCAACGACTTATAGATAGAGAAAAACTTGATCAAGAATCCATATTAGCAATGGAGTACCTTATGTATAAGGGTCTTGATATTTCAAAGTTAGTAAGCGCCAAAGTAAATACAAAGCAAGCGGCAAGTTTGAAGGCTAAATTAAAATCAAGTAAGCCAACTGCTTCTAGAAGAATGAAAGGCAATAAAGGAGGGTATAACAAGACTAGCAATGGTCGACCTAATATTCCAACTTTAGACAAGTTATTAGGGTAAACACAAATTTTTAATTTTTAATCTTTAATATTTATTTATCATGGCAGCAGACAACGCAAAAAGACTTCGTTTATACGAAGATTTCTTCAACGCTGAAGGAATGACAGATGAGAACTCGTTAGCGAGTGCTCTTCTTACTCAGCCTGATGTACTTTCACCTGTGATCACTCACTTGGCAGGAAAAGAAGACAAGAGGTTTCCTCTTTCTTTTCTTACTGAAGGAACTGGTTCAGTAAAGTATATCAACGACATTGAGTACGATTATCCAGTAATGGGTAGACTAAACAAGGCAGTTAGATCCAGTTCATTAGTTTCTGGAACAGGTGCAAATTACACACGATTTAAAGTAGCATTTGATAGCAAGTGGTTTATCAAACAATACATTATTGAGAGTGAAAACGGAATCCAGGCGAGAGTAATGGATGATCCATATGAAAACGCAAGTGGACAGTGGGTTTATACTCTACAATTGGTTACTGCAGATGAGGGCGATTCAATCGGATCATCTGACGTAGCTGGTAAAAACTGGGTACAATTATTCGCGCCAACAGCGATCTCTGGATCAGTTGGTAACGAGAGCAACTGGGTTGCTCCATCTAAAATGAGAAACCAGATTTCTCTTATCAGAAAGTCTTACCGTTATGAAGGTAATGCTCCTGATAGAGTTGTAAACTTTGAATTTAACGTAGACGGTAGAAAAACTGCTTTATGGTATGACTTCGAAGAATATCAGCACATGCTAAGATGGAAAGAAGAAACTGAATACGCTCTTTGGTATTCTAAATACAACAGATCTTCTGAAGGTGTTATTCACATGAAAGACGACAACGGAAAACCAATTCCACTTGGTTCTGGTGTATTAGAGCAAATTCCTAACGTAGATACTTACTCTACATTAACAGCTACAAAAATCAAGTCTGTAGTAAGAGATGCATTATATGGTGCTTCTGATGCTCAAGACATGAACATTGTATTGTTTACAGGTTTAGGTGGTATGGAAGAATTCGATAACGCAATGAAATCTGAACTAAGTTCTGGTACTTATATCAAGAACACAGATCCTTCTAACTTTGTTACAGGGTCAGGTTCAACATTGCAATTAGGAGGTTTCTTTACTTCATACAGACATATTGATGGTCACACTGTAACAGTGAGACACTTACCTTTATTTGATCATGGTGCAAGAGCATTGAATAGTCCAAAACACCCAGTGACTGGATTACCAATGGAATCTTACAGAATGATTTTCTTAGACATGTCAACTTACGATGGTGAAACCAACGTACAGATGGTATCTAGAAAAGGTAGAGAATTAGTAAGATGGGCAGTTGCAGGTGCTTCAGTACCTCCAGGATTCAACAGCGGTAACTCTTTAAGAGCTAACGACGTTGATGGTGCATCAGTTCACTTTATGAAAGAATGTGGTATCGCAATTAGACGAGCTACAAACTGTCTACACTTAGAGTGTGTAAAATCATAAATTTATAAGCAGTTAGGGGAGTATTTTTACTCCCCTCTACTGTTTTGTTTAACATAGAAAATAAAATCATGAGTTCAAGAAAAGTAGTTTTAAAACGAAAAGCTAACGCAACAAATTTACCGGAACACGTTTATGCAGAAGCTAAACGAAAAATAGGTTCCACTTTTTCTAGCAATGGAGATTCCCAAACGGGCTTAACCTTTGCGGAACAAAAAAAATATATGCCTCAAATAATTGGTGTCGATGCATCTGACATTAATTTTATGAAAGAGGTAAAAAAATATTTTCATAACATGACTGTTACTATTGAATCTAGAGGAACTGATCTAGAAGTAGGAGTAGATGAAAATGGAGAGCCATTAAATTTAATGGATTACATAAGATGGAAATTCGCATGTGCGCACCCTTACGTAGCGCAAGATGAAAAAGAAATGAAATCTAATAGAGGTTATAAGTATTTTATCTATGATACCAAAATTGAGAAAATCAAAAAACTCGCTGGAGTTACGAAAAGAAAAGAAGCGTACAAAGAGTTTATAAAGGTAACCGCTAATGTATCCAAGATGGATCAACTATTACAAGTTTATGGGTATGAACCTAAGACAATGGATGCGGCACAAAAGGAAATTACACTAGAAGGAGAAGTAGAAGCTGATCCTACACAGTTCCTTGGTTATGCTACAGACAAAAACTTAGAGCATCAAGCGTTCATTAACGATTGTATTACAAGAGAAGTCCTACGTAAGGTAGGTAACACTATATTAAATGGAGATGTCGCTTTAGGAGACTCTATGGAAGAGGCTATTTTGTTTATAAAAGACAAGAAAAACTCGGATGTATTAACAACCTTAAAAGCGCGTCTAAAAACTTTTAGTTAATTATGACGGTAGCAGAAATGCATTTTGCTGTAGAACAAGGTCTACAAAAAGTAGGTTCTAATTCCTTTGATACTTTTTTACCAGAGGAGTTGGACTTTGCTTTAAATAAAATGCAAGAGCGTTTTATAAAACAACGCTTTTGGTTAAAATCAGATCCAAAACAATCGGGGTATTATGGTACACAAAAACGTATTGACGATTTACGTGTGCTTACAGTATTAGATTATAGTGATGATGTCTCGTCTATGGACGCAGATGTTGATCATGAAGATTTTGATTTACCAACTGACTATATGTTTTTAATTAACTCAAGAGTTAAAATATATTATGATGATTGTGGTAGAGCTAAACTAGGAGCAAACATCTCAGCAGGCGAAATTGAAATAGAAGCAGACAATTACAAAAAAGAAGTTGTTCTACGAATTGTTGAGCCTGATGATGCGTATAATTTGCTTGCAAGTCCCTTTACACAATCAACACATAAAAGCCCAATGGGTATAATTTCTGATACATTTATAAAAGTATTTACGAACAAAAGGTTCCTATTAAAAGGTGTAGGCTTAGATTACATTAGGGAGCCATCAGAAATTTCTTTATCTTCGAACCAAGATTGCGAGCTAGCAGAACATACACACCAAGAGATAGTAGATTTAACAGTTAAACATTTATTAGAAGCAACAGAGGCTCCGAGATACCAAACCAATTCAATTGAGGGATCTCAATCTGAGTAATTTATATAATTTTTAATCTTTAATATTTATTTATCATGGCAAAAAAAGAAGTCCTAATCATTAACAGTGACGCAGCCGCGGCTAGTGCTTTCGAAGCAGCAAAGTTCGGTTACGTTAAAGATGGAGCTACAAGAGTAGCATCATTAACAAGTGGCGACGATAATGTATCATTATTTTATGGTACTAAAAACGTAGGTCCAATCAGCGAAGGTGACATTAAAAAAGTTACCGCTATAGCTTATAGCGCTGGTACAGCACAATCCTCTACTGCAACTATTGCATTAGATTCAGGTAGTGCGTACGTAAAAATCATTAATACTACTAAAGGTACTGCGAACCTTCCAGTAAAGACTTTTGAAGGTGCAAGTGCTGCAGCTATCAAAGCTCTTATGGATGCTGAGTTTGCTAAGTCAAGCTCTGAGTTTGCTGGTTTTGGTGCTAGTATCTCAAGTGCTGTTATTACAATTACAGCTCCAATTGATTCTCACTTTAGACTAGCTGGTAATGACGCTAGTTCATTTGCTTACAGTACTGCTGCTGTTCCTTCTGTAGGAACTCAAGCAAAAGTAGCTGAAGCAGAAAAAGCTGGATTCATTGACGGTGGTTTATTTGGTCTTGGTGGTACAAACATCAAGCAGCCGGTATCTACAGTATCTGGAAATTACGATTTAGTTTTAATCGAAGGAACAAAAGTGTCTAAATCAAAAGCAGTGGGTAATGCTAAAAACTACGATGACTTTATTATTGAAGTTTATGTAGCAGATGGTAACTCTACTGTAACACCAGCCGCTATTGTTACACAGGTTGAAAAACTAAAATAAACATAGTTATATAATATAATTGTTTGTTAGTTTTTATTGTTAGTTCAAAAGAGGGGCGGTGAAAACTGTCCCTTTTTTTTGAATTAAAAATTTGGTAAACAGAAGAAAATTTGGTATAAGACCTATATTTTTCTTATTTTTGAGAAACTTTAAAACATTCAATCGTGAAATTAGAAGACCTGATTAGAGAAAAGCTTCAAGAAAGCCCAGACCTAAGTTACAGTAAAATAGCAGAAATAGTACAAGATCACCACACGGGAAATATATTTTCCCATAGGACTTTAAGAAGAAAAGTCGCTAAAGTAGCAAAACAAAGTACAGCAGAAGATACTAGAGTACCAACAACATACAATTACAAAGGAGAAAAACCTATAACCTCTTTAGCAGAGGCAATAAATTTTTTTCGAATTGATTTAAAAAAATTCGAAGTAACTGGTTACACATGTAACGCGTGGGATGTTACTTCACAAAAAGGAAAGAAGACTAACTATCAAGTTAAGCTTTCTTTAAAACCACGTGAAGAAGAAATTGACTATCTAGAAATTAGGAAAAAACTAAATTCTGCGATATCTACTGCAAATATAAAAAGAACCCCAGGCACTAATCATGGAGTTCTTTGTCTGGCAGATTTACATATTGGAGCAGATATACAGAAACTAGCAAAAACCCAAGACTTTAATTACAAAACTGTAATTAAGTATTTAAGACAGATAGCTGATAAAGTAAACGAGCGAGGGTATGAAAAGGTATCCATAATCTTCCTAGGAGACTTTATAGAGTCTTTTACGGGACTTAATCACATTAACTCATGGAAAAGTATGGGGAAAGGATTATATGGGCACCACGTCGTTATTTTAGCTTATGAAATATTAAGAGACTTTTTAGCAGCAGTTAATAATTTAACTAACGTGTATATGATTGCAGGTAATCATGATAGATCTACCTCAGACGCAAAACACGATAACGAAGGAGATGTT